GCCTCTGTGCAGTGAATCTTCGCTGAACCTAGTCCCTTTCTTGTAAAACGGTGTGTCCCTTTTTAATACGAACTCAGTCATTTTGCTCTTCCTCCATTTCGTCTACATACTCTCGCAATGCGACGTATTTTAATCTATATCCCCTTTACCATCATCTTAAGTAACTGTCTAATCTTGACTAACTGTTGCTCGCAAATTTCCATCTGCTCTTTTGCTCTATCGCCTACATCGGCTCTGTCAATTTCGATAATGTAACACACGAAATCGTCAATACTTATTCTGTCGTCATAAAGAATAAAGTATAGTTTCTGCAAGTCCTCATTAACCGTGAAATATTGCGTAACTTGCGACTGATATTCTGGCGGAACAGATAGTAGTGGGTCGTATACGTCTGCCATTGGTGGCAATGCATCGACTAACCAATCTGGCAGTTTAGACATAAATTTGTCGTCATTGATGTGTTTAGCGACAATATCGTGAACGATATACATCAGGTGCTTACCACTACTCAGACACTTGCACTCGAACGCAAATGTTATCTTATCGGCGTTCTCTGCTCCATCTGGGCTAACTGCAACCTTATCGTCTTTGTCAGATGTCCACATCCCTGGGTCTGTGTTGACATTGCAAGATGGAATACCTAACTTTGCAGTTGCTTCGCCGATAGCTACATTCTCTAGGTCGTGTCCTCTGTCAATTGGCTTTATGTCGGTAGGTGCTACCGCCACATATTCAGCCAATAAGTCCCAGAAACCTTGTGGTGTGTTAGTCCCATTACGCTTAGCCTTCAGTGGTCTAACTGTGCTAAATTTCGTCCCTGTGATACGTTGTCGTCGCTCGTCTAGCCAAGCTTCTCTATCGTCTGTCTGTGATAAATTAATTACTTTCATTCCCCAATTCTTCCTTTAGCTTTTTAATAAGGTTGTCCTTTTCTCTATCCATTGCCTCTTTGACTGTTTTATCTATGCTGTTAACAATGCTACTGCTCGATAGGTAGTCGTCAGCCCCACTAGTAGAATCCGCCATTTCATCTAGCTTATCTAGCCATTTATCTAAGTTAGCTTGTGGCATTGCCCATTGTGGTAGCTTTGGCTTTTCGGCTAGCACGACAGTTCGACCGATTTTCTTAGTTCTCACCCATTGATTCGGCAAATAATATAGGTAGCGACCTACTCCCCACTGGGCGGCTGCGCGCTTTAGTGCATCAGACGCACCGCCTTTAATTGGCTCAACGTGTGTATCTCCTGCGGCGTCTGAACGGCTCACCCATTCGCCATTAATCTTGATATCTATTGTGCAAATGAATCCACCTTCGAAGCGTTCCATTCTCGACCGCCAGTTGCTGATTCCAACTACTTCATCCAACCGTTTCTGAACATCTCGGCTGTCGATATATGCAAGGGCGATTGCCATGCTCTTGTCAGCGCTTGTTGCGCCAACCCTGAATTTTACTTTATCGACAGGAAATGGGTTCTTTAGCTGTGCCAGTAGGGCGTTATCTACGACCCTTTGCTTGCCTTTGTCCATCGCTAGCCCCTCCCTTGTTTACATTTGCATTCATAAAGCTTAAGTCTGGCATCTTCATGTAGTCTGGCAAATAGCTATCGTCTATAACACCATTATCTGCCAAGACGTTATATGTTAAGTCTCGCAAATCCTCGATAGCTTGTCTTAGTCCCTGTAGCTCGTCTGCGATTTTTTGCTTTGCCTCTACATCAATCATTTTTAGTTCTTTTTTGCTTAGCTTTGCCATCTCAGTGAATCTCCTTGCCGTTAATCATACTTACATAAATCGGGTCCTTGTCATATTTAACTTGGAACTCGGCGTCTACTACTTTCCCAACCTCAATTCCCATGCTTGATAAATCTTTTCCAGCTAGAGTTGAGCAAGTGCAGTGCTTAATTGTATTGCCTGAAATGTAGCAAAGTACAATCTCGACGAAATCGTTATTGAAAAACTCATCGTGAAAGCTATTGCTGATGTAAACTACCTTTGCTTTTTTGTTAATTGTTACTTTCACCATGTTATTGTAATCCATAGACCGTTCCTCCTTTG